AGTTTTCTTCATCTTCCCAACTCATATTAAGTTCATTTAAATAGTCATCAACTGCTTCTTCTGCAATTGATTTTATATTCTCCCAAGTGTAGCCATTTTTGTATGTTATATCTGCTGATATATTTATAGTTGTACTTACAACACCTGTAACAGTAACTTTATGCCCTATTGGTGCTAATCCTAAGCCTTGTCCTTGATGTCCAATTGGGTCAATTTCTTCTTGCACTAAATTAACTAAATCCTCTGATGGTACTTTGAAATTAGAGTTAATTATTACTAACTTAACAGTTCCTCCACCGTCCCACACAGGATAAACCTTAACTCCTCCAACATCTTGTATTTTGTTAACTTCATCTTTATAGTTTTGTATATTCCCACCAAAGCTCTGTGAATTTAGGCTATCATAATATCTTTGTCTTAAACTATCTTCACTTTCTTCATCTTCTCCATTAATTAGTATTTCAGTTAACTCAGCAGTTTCTAATTTGTCTACATATTCAATTGGAATCAACTGACCAAGTTCAAATACAGGTCCAGTAGTTTCACATTTCATTTTATATGTTTTTTCAGATATTCTCTCAATTGCTACATAATTGTATTCTCCTAAGTTGAATCTTGAATCAATAGGAATATCTATATTAAAAACTCCTTTTGCAATTGTATTGGTTGCAGGTAAAGGTGTAATACCTCTCTCTTTACATCTCTTCTCTAAATAATAATAACTAGCAGTATCTACGAATGTTTGGTCTAGTAATTCATCCATAGCAATATATGTTTCTGTAAGCTCCACTGCAACTGGTGCCAAGGCATTGTATATTATAGAACCTTCTCTCTTATCAAGTGTGTTAGGTACACTATCTAACATTCTTTTAATTATATTTTCAAATGTCATTAACTCAAACAATTATACACTCACCACCTTCTCTGCTTTTATATTTCCATATTTTGTATGAACTGAAAATCTACATTGTACTTTACCCTTTATATTTTGAAACTCAAAATTATCTATATTTTCAATCCTATCATCTTGAATTAGTGCTTCTGTTATCCTTCTTTCAAGTTCGGGTATTACATATGAAATAGGTTCTCCAATAAGGTCGTTCAACTCGACTCCATAATTCCAACTATATATTAGATGTTGGTATCTCTCTGTGTTTAAAATTAAAAAGATGGTTTGTTTTAATGCTTCTACATCATCACAAATACCATCTACTCTATTTTTCTCTATATTCAATTTAAACGTCTTACTTGGTTCTTGTCTAACATCAAAATTAATTATCGATACATCTTCAATGTCATAATCTAAATTATCGCTTGGTAACACCTTATCACATCCTATCTAAAATCAAATATTGCTGTCCTCCTTGCATACGAATTAAGACTAATTTATCTCCTATTTTTTTATCTGTATATCTTTTAAATGTATCTGTTTGTATTAGAAAAATTTCACCAATAGATAGTTTTTGTTCTATCTTAACTCTTAGAGGACTAATACTTTCTATTGTTCCAAATACAACCCTCATTGGGTTGCTTGTTTCTACTGCATCCATTGCAGCTTTTTTTATTATCTGTAATAAATCTTGGCTCATATTGCCACCTCACTTATATAAATCTTCTCACATGTGTGTATGCTTTTCCTTTTCTATAAGAATTAACAGACTCTATTTTTACTACATCACCAGTTTGTGGCGAATGAATTATTTGATTGTTTCCAATATACATTACAACATGATTACTACTTCCTCCACCAACTCTACATAATAAGTCTCCTGCTTTCCACTTGCTTCTATCTTTTAAATCTACTGCACTACCTGCCTTACTTTGCGTTGCAACAGTCCTAGGAATTTTTATACCTATTTGTTTATAACACCATTGAGTGAATCCAGAACAATCAAAAGTATTAGGACCTTCTGCTCCATACACATAATTACAACCCAGTTTACTTTTTGCTATACTAATTAATTTATCTTCTTTAGAATTGTTATTTGTATTACTTTGGTTATTACCTTCAACTTTATATGTTTGTTCTTCATCTCCACCTATAATTATATAGCCATTCTTTCTACCAAATTTTTTACATTCACTAGCATTAGCTAATAGTATATCTATATGATATGTTCCGTTTGTTTCAACATATATTCTTCCTCCATTATCTTTAACTGTATATACTTTGTTGTCATAGGCAGTACCAGGAAGTATAATTTTTACTTTATCTCCATATTCAAAAACTGGATGTTTCTTTAGAAAATCATCAGTATACCAAGTTTTCTTAACTCCTTCTCGATTCATTGGACCAGCAACAGTTCTTGATTTTACATCAAGTGGCTTTCCATTGCAATCTGTTTTTCCGCCTTCCATTGCATTGTTCCCTGGATAATATGCAGTAAATATAGCAGGAACTTTTTTACCTGTATTTTTTTTCGTAATACTTTGTGCAGGACCATTTTTCTTTTCATCTTTATTATTAGTATTTCCACTACTATATGAGCTTGAAGAATAAGAAGCAAATTCATCTCCATCAACAAGAGTCAAATCCATAAAGTGCGAATTATTTTCAAATGTGTGCTTTACTTTCTCAACTAACATATAATTTTGTAAATCAATATCTCCTAAATCTAAAAAAACAGGTACTAAACAACCTGCTCTCACTCTAATATCACCAAGTACATTTTTTAAACTTAATGACTTAGTTTTCTTATTATATAGTTTTAGAAGTATATCACACTTTTGTTTTATCTCTGCTTCACTCATGTTTTTATCAACTGTCTCAAACATTTGAAGTATTCCCCAACTCCTCATATGTGTAGAGTCTTGAGCAATATACACATCTCTTTTTCCTGACTCCTCGTTGTCTCTTACAAGTTTGATTTTTGTATAAGTATCACTATCTATACTTGAATTATAATCAAAGTCCTCTATGACATCATTGTTCATGACAGTATCCAGTTTCATTGATGCAACATTCTTTAATGTTATTCTTCCAAAATCATCATACAAGGTATACATTTCTTTTTTCTCTCTTAGAGTATCATCTAGTGCTGTTAGTATCATGTCAAAGAGTGTTTTATTTTCTTCTATCCTAGATATTTTATACTTAGTATCTTCTATGACATTGTATTTTAAATTAAAATCTTTAGCCAACATTTTTACAAGTTCACTTGCAGTTTTATTACTATATACATAAGTATCTTTATTCTTAAAATATCTTAGCTGGTCGTAAGCAACAATTTTAATGTGATTTTCTTTATCTCTTTTCTTCTGAAATATATATCCATAGAAGATACCTATTCCTTTATAATACAGCCTTACAGAATTTCCTTCGCAAAACTCTAATATATCATCCATAACTATTGTAAATTCTAACTTAGAAGGTGTTCCTCTTCTTTCTATCTCCCATGTGATACCATCAATGACAGCAGGTTCGTAGAAATCTTCCCAATGAGCTATTACTAATCTTACATCTCTATCATTTGCTAACACTAATTCATCAACCAAGTTTTAACACCTGCCCTTTATAAATGGTGTATTTACTTAAATTCTTCCCCTTATTTGCCTTATCCATCATAGATTTATTTAATTCGTATACTTTCTTATATAATGAACCATTACCAAGTTGTTTCTGACAAATTGACCAAAGACTATCCCCTGCTTTTACTGTATATGTTTTAGTGTTTGTGGCATTGACTGAATCAACTCGTTTTGGCTCTATCTTTACATTAGGTCTACCAGTCTCATTTTTAGGAGGGGCAAGAACTAACTTTTTAGTTGAGTAATCTCTATATTGCTTTAACTTTATTGCAACTTTTGTATCTGAGCCATTTTCTGCATCTTCTGAAATAGCATACTCTTCAAGAGATACTTTTATATTAGTGTTAAATAGTACTTTATTACCTAATTCCCTCGATACAATAAATTGAAATGGCTTACAATCAGTTTTTAATAGTTCTAATTTACTCAAAAAGAATTGAACATCTTTAAAAGCACCTTTGTAAAACGGTAATTTATTGTGTGTAAACTCTGCTTCAAAACTTATTTCAGATAGACCAGGAGTCTTTAATATGTTTACTTCTCCATCATTTATAAGGTCTACAGTTTTATTTTTATTTGTTGTTTTTATTTCTAATTTGCCAGGTGTAATTGGTAATTGTACTCCATCTAAATAAAAATCATAAGCCACGATTACACCTCCTTTCTAAACTACGCCTTCTGCTGATACAACCATGGCGTCGTTTAATTTTTCAGTTAATACATTAACTATTCCATCTAAGTCAGTATCTTTACTTATGTTGTTTGTATTGTTCATATCAATTTTAATGTTGACTCCTGTAAATCGATTTATTACCTCCTGCTCTGCAATATCTCTAAGATATTTTAAATCTTCTTGACTTTTATCCATTGTTTTAGCCATTTTTGCAGTATTTCCTGCGGTGTCTTTTGCTCCTTTGGCTGCATCATTGAGAGGAGAATTTAATCCTGCTGAGCCTATTCCTTCACCAAGTCCGTATTTTTTATCCCAAAGGTCATCTAATCCTAATTTTTTCTTTGCATCTTCTGCTATTTTACTGATATCAAAAGTATCTTTCAATTTGTTTTGTAATTGATGTCCTACGTCATATCCTTTTATAAATTCTGACTTTAAATTTTTGTACTCTACTAATTCTGGTTTCCATGCTTTAGGCTCAGGCGGTTTTTGAATGGGTTTAAATGTTGTTTTTGTACCAATTACAGTATTTACTTTTTGAAATTCTTTCATTTGTGGTAAATCAATTCCTGGAATTTTATTAATCTGTTGTACTAACCAATTCAATCCTTTTACAGCTATATTAACAGCTTTTATAATACCATTTGCTAGATTGGTAGCAAATTTATCAAAAGCTTTGTCTAAATTAACACCTGCCTTGAGTCCTGCGTTAGCCATATCAATAAAAAAACATTGTACTGCATATAAACCAGTTCTAAAAGCATTTGCTATTCCAACTACACAAATATTTATCGCATTTACTATCCCTGAAATTACGTTATAAACGACTGCACATAACCAATACCAAGCTCCAACTGCAAGACTTATTACACTTATGCTTGTTCCTGCAAAATGATTATACACAGCTACCAATATAAATACAGCAGATATTACTGCAATTATACCTAAAACTACCCACGTTAGTGGACATGCATATAATGCCGCATTTAAACCATATTGTGCTATAATTTGTCTCCATGTTGCTCCTGTGGCTAGGTCATGCATAATGGCTGTTTGAGCTAGTTGAAAATCAAACCATTTTTGAGATAATAATGCAATGGAATTTGCAATTGCTAGTCCTAGTACTGCTGTTTTGTATAATGTTAATGCTCCTACAATCCCCAAAATTACAGGAGATATTATACTCCAATTTTGTGCAAATATATTAGCAAGGTTTAATGCTTGTGTTATTATCCAGCCTAGTGCTTGTGAAATTAAACTTATCCCAACAATCATTGTGTTTGAAAAACTTTGAAAAGCTGGGCTCCCTAATATACTTATAATTCCATTAAAAATGTTATAAGCAACATTTCCAAGTACATACAAAGAGTTTATAAAATTATCTATAAAGGTTCGAAATCCCTTACTAGACATAGACTGTTCAATTTTTTTCTGTATAACACCAAATATCATGATTGCATTATTTTTAATTGATGTAAAGATTTGACCTATTGTAAGTGGCATTTTTTCAAATTGAGCATTTGTTTCTGCTGATGCTGCAAGCAGAGAATTTTTTACAATATCTGCTGTTAACATTCCTTCACTCGCCATACCTCGAATCTTTCCTATGTCAACATCGAGATAATCTGCAATACTTTTGATGATGTTAGGTGCTGATTCAAACACGGCATTCAGCTCCTCACCTCTTAATACGCCAGAACTCAACCCTTGGGTTAGCTGTAACAATGCCGAGTTCATTTCCTCAGTACTTGCGCCTGCTATTACAAATTTTTTGTTTAATTGCTCTGCAAAACCTACAATTTCTTTTGTACTGCTAAACGCCTTTCCTGCGTTCATGCCTATACGACTCACTATTTGTGCAGTATCTAAGTAAGATGCTCTTGACCTTTCAGCTGATTGGAATATCATTTTATTAAGTCCATTATCTGATTGTTGTCCATCATTTATCATGTTCAATCTAGCATTCGTACTAGTCATTTGGTCAGATAAATTAACAACATTCCCCAAAGTCCTTAAGCTCATGTACACTCCAACAAGTTTTTTAGCACTTCCTAATAATCTATCTGTAGAACTTGCCCCTTTATTTATATCTTCATTAAGTCTTCGTTGTTGATTATCTGATTCTCTTATTTGTCGTTCTAATCTATCAAATCCAGCTTCTGCTCTTGCTAGTTCTTCTCTAGCTGTTCTAATACTATTAGCATCTATAGCATTACTAGATGTTCTTTGTAATTGCTCGAATGAACTCAGTACTATATTCATAGCATTAGTCATATGCCGAAATGCAGGTGTCATTCCGTCGAAAATTCGGATAGATGTCTGTATCGTTGCCATTTTTTCACTCTCCTTCCTTATTTTAATACAATAAAAGCACTCACTAATTTTTAGTAAGTGCTTTCTGTATTATAAATTTAGTAATTCTTTCTTCTTAGTATTAAATTCTTCATCTGTTATTGCTCCTAAGTCTAACAATTCTTTTAATCCCTTTACTTGTTGTATTGCATCATTAGAATTATTTTGTATATTAACAGCTTCATTATCCTTTACAATTATTGCTAAAACAGATAATATTTCTTGTGCAGAAGAATATGCCATTTTGTAAATTGAAGAATTACTTTTAGTTCTTAATTGTATCAGATTTACATAAACATTAGGATTACTTAAATTATTTAATGTTATTTTTATCTTAAGACTATCTATGAAAGCTTTTGTTGTTCTTTTAGCTGTTACTCCTCCAACAACAGCACCTACTCCTCCAAATAAAGCTCCCCCTGCTAAAGCTCTTCCTATCCCTCCTTTAGTCACAGTTTCGCCATTTTCTAGAAGTTCATATTCTATAACATCACTGTAATTATAAACATTTAAATTCACTTTTTCTCTATTAAACCCATTTAAAACAATAAATTTCTTATTATTATCATCAAATTCCATAAATTTTAATATTTTTTTTGTAGGATTAAAATTTTTAAGCTCTTTTTCTTTATCATCTTTTGATTCAATAGCCTTCTCGACCTCTAATTTAGTTGGTAACCCACGATATAAAGTATTTCCTGGAGTAAAGGTGGCAACTGCATATTTCTTAAAACACTCTTTACACAACCATCCATCAGCTATTTTTTGTTTTCCTTTTTCTCCACAAATACAACAATTATCTTTACTTCCAAACAATCCCATAATATTACCCCCTACGCAATTTTATAAGATTATTATACTATATAAGTAAAATTTTTACATTATAATCACATCCTTTCAATAAAAAAACACCTACTTTTTAAGTAAGTGTTTTTCATTTATATAATTAATTTCTTATTTATACTTTGATTGTTTACAATATATATCTACTATTTGTTTGAAAACATAAAAGTTCTCTTTATCTTCTTGTATATTTTTTAGGCGAGAAATAAAACGTTCTTTTTCCTCACTACATACATCATTTAATAAGTTATTTTACATTACATTGCCTGCTTATATACAACATGATAATTCTTCTTTTCACCTTGTATCTTTGTAGGTCTATTATTTTCCTCTATCCATTTGCTAATCTTATCTATTACACTCTCTGTATATTTATTTACAGTACCAGTCCAACTTCCATTAGTCTCCCAAACCCCTTTGACTTCACTATCTTCTATCTTTATCTTTTTAATAATCTCACAAACAGCCATCTGAGCTGGTTTATTACTTTTAGAATATATTTTCAGTTTAGATGCTATTTGTTTTGTGTCAAAATAATGTTCTTCTTCGTCTATCTCGATTGGTAAATCAATACCTGCCTTTTTATATAATGTTTTAGCTGTTAATAACTTAGATTTATTGTCAAAGCCTGCATCATCCAATAACTCTTTTAACATAAATGTACTATTATAAGCCAGTTGTAACTTTTCAATCTCACTTGCTTTTTCTCTTAGTTTTTCGGGATTAGCATTGTTAGTTATGTATGCACCTGTTTGTCTTATGCTTGGTAAAACTTCTCGTCTAAGCCATTTCCTAAATTGAACACCAATAGGTTTGTCTGTGTATTGTAAAAATCCATACAATCCATCTTCATAAAAAATTGTTAAGTTTGGAGCATGTTTATTTATTATATTTGAACTGACTAAAGTATTCTTAGTCACTTCATTAACTATATTCTTAAATCTCTTTAAATCTTCCTTAATTAAAACTTCAAATTCTAAACCATTCTCAAAAGCTTCTGCTTCAACACATTGATTTATTGTTACAGTAGCATCTGCATATCCAAACAATTCTACTATTTGTTTTGCTATCCAGCATGGTTTGTCATTCCACATAAAAGTATAAATTTGACTTCCATTAAACTCTTTTACTATTAAATTTTCCATAACTATTACACTCCTTAATTGAAATTTTTTAAGGAATGACGTATACTATAGTTAGTGTATATAATATATGTCAATAAGGGATGTTCAATCTTTGGTCGGGGAGAACGTCCCTTATTTTTATTCCTCTTTTTCTAACTCTTCATTAATCTTTTCTTCAAGCCAAATAGTTTTAGTCTTGTTCTGCTTTTTTAAATGTTCTTCAATTTTTTCTACTTTCTCTCTATCTAATAGAACACTAAAAGTTTTTTTATTCTGTCGTCTCTGCTTGAAGTAATCTGCTCTACTGCTATCAGTAATATCTTTCACCTCTTTTCTGTATCGCGATAATATAATTATACATTGTATCGCGACACTTTTCAAGAGTTTTTACTAATTTTTTCTAATTATTTCACTCAACCGACCAATTTGAGCAAAACAA